TATGTTTTTGAAGATGCAATCTGGCGGCAAGGTAAAGCAATCATATCGTGCGGCAGATCAAGATGTAGCTTCGGGTGAAGAACTTTATTACGAGCAAAAGCCTGAAGATGTCTTTTGGGAGTTCGATTCTATTGATTTTGATTTGGCACGTATTGACCTCTTGAAAGCTAGCGTAGATTTGGAAGAAGAAGGCAACATTGATTTATTTGATATTGATTATAGCGAAGCTGAAAAGAAAACTCTCGGCAAGCCGTTCCGTCTCCCAAGCGGCTCCAACAAAAAATTCGGAGTCTATGTGAAAAATGACAAAGGAAACACTGTGATGGTCAAGTTCGGCGATCCAAATATGGAAATCAAACGTGATGATCCAGCAAGACGCAAAAATTTTAGAGCTAGACATCAGTGCGATACTAATGTTGGCCCAAAGTATAAAGCTCGTTATTGGTCGTGCAAATTTTGGAGTTCTAAACCCGTTTCATCTATGGCTTCCGAAGAATTCCTTTTGAGTGATGACGATGGTATGGAATGGGATTGGGACGACTCTTCTTTTGCTGAATACGAAGACATCATTGCGGAATATCCAGAACTGAAAAATGTAGAAATTCAGGTTGAAGAAGTTGATCTGTGAGATATAATCAAACATATTGGTTATGTTTGTATCTTTTTGTATAATCACCATCGGCTCAAAACCTGATGAAACTAATTTGTGTATTGAATCAATACGTAATAATTTTCGCAATAATGACGATTATGAAATAATCGTTGTCGGCAATAACTTAAAATTCCTTGAAGGAAAAGGTTGCAAATTAATTGAAGACAACGAATTTATTGAATTTTTAGGAAAAAGAAAAAACATAGCTTTTGAGAATTCGAAAGGGGATGTCATCGTCCATTGTGATGATGATATAATTTTTCCTGATAATTGGTTCAGCAAGCTTAAACAATTTGATTTAAGCAACCAAGACTGGGAAATCATGGGCAACAAAATATTATTGCCTGACGGTGGTAGATACTGGGATAGATCAACTTTTTTCCCTGAACACAAAATGGTTGATTATGATTATCAATCCGAATCAGATACTTTTTATCAGACTGGATGCTTCTCCGTATGCAAGAGAGAGCTTCTCAGTAAAATTACTTGGAGCAATGAAATTCCATTTTATGGTAGTTTTAAAGGCTTTCGATATAATGAAGATATTGAATTCTCGCTCAGATTGAAACAAAATAATATAAAAATATATTTCGACAAAAATAACATTGTTTGGCATAATGATCATTCGTATTTATCAGACGGAATAACATGCAATAAAAAACAATACGTAGATTACGTGGAATATAAATGCCTTAGTTTCATATTTTTATTAAATAACTTTTTGAAGTGAACAAAAAAATAACGACAATTCTTCAAGGCGGTTTAGGAAATACATTATTTCAAATAGCTACCGCATATGCATATTCACTAGATCATGGACATGAATTTGAATTATATGATAATTTATATATACCATGCCATCATCCATCATTAGACTCGTATAAAAATAATATTTTTTCAAATTTTAAAATATCAGAAACTAATGAGGAATTTTTTAAATATAATGAATTATCATTTTGTTTTAATGAAATACCTAAATTCAATAACAATTTAATATTATATGGATATTTTCAAAGTGAAAAATATTTTGTAAAATACAAAGAACAAATTCAAAAAATATTTCATTTCGATTGCGATTTAATTCAAAAATACTCGAAAGAATTAAAACAAAAGAACTGCTCCATTCATGTCAGAAGAGGCGACTATTTAAATCTGCAAAATTTTCATCCTGTTCAAAATTTAGAATACTACGAGAAGGCGGTATCTTTATTTGATAAAGATACTTTATTTTTTGTATTTTCTAATGATATTGAATGGTGCAAAAATGAATTTACCTATAAAAATATAGGTACTGATAATTTTATTTTTATAGACGGAAATAATGGCCAAGACGACTTACTATTGATGAGTCGATGTCAAAATAATATAATAGCCAATTCGAGCTTTAGTTGGTGGGCCGCTTGGCTCAATCAAAATTTAAACAAAAAAATAATATGCCCTCAAAATTGGTTTTCTGAAGATTACGCCAAACAAATTTGTGGAAATCAATACGCAACTTACAAACAAGACTTACTCCCATCAGAATGGATTCAATTATGAAAAAAATAGATTTAAAAGACTGCACTTTCATCATTCCCGTAAAATTAGAAAGTCAACATAGAATAAAAAATGCGGAAATAGTTTTAAATTTTTTAAACGATAATTTTGATACTAATATAATTATATACGAGTTCGAAACAAATAAAGTGCCAGAATTAATTAATATTACTGAAAACATCAATTATATTAATGAAAAAAATTCTGAAAACAAACCATTTCATAGGACTGCATTTTTAAATAAAATGTTAAAACTTGTGACAACATATGTAACAGTTAATTATGATATTGATGTTATCTTGCCATTGGAGTCATATGTAGTAGCAAGAGATGCGATAAAATCGGGTTCTCAATTTGACTTAATTTTTCCATATGGAGCTGGGCAATTTCAGAAGATGGTATCAGAAAATATAAAAGACGAATTAATTTCAAATAAAAATATTTTCAAAGTAATGGATGAAAATAGTATTATGCATTCCGCCGAATTTGGACATGTCCAATTTTTTAAGACATCTAGTTATATTCAAGGCGGTATGGAAAATGAAGATTTTATATCGTATGCTCCAGAAGACAAAGAGAGAAACTATAGATTTTTGAATTTAGGATACAAAGTGAGCAGAATTGATAATTCTTTTGTATATCATCTAGAACATGAAAGAAGCGTTGATTCAAATGATTCAAATCCATTTTTTCAAAAAAATATGGAACTATGGCTAAAAATATTAAAGATGCCGATATTTGAGTTTATTGAATACTATAAAAATAAATAATGAAAATATATTTCACAAACTATTCAGATTATAATTATAGTGAACAGCAAAATGCTTTAAATTTATTGGCAAAAAATGAAGGTATTTTTGATGATATAGTTCCATATACAAGAGATTTTATTGAAAATACTACATTTTATTCTGAATCTAAACATATTTTAGATCAAAAAAGAGGCGGCGGTTTTTGCTTATGGAAGCCGTATATCTTATTGGATTTATTGAGCAAGATAGAAAATAATGATGTCATTTTTTATATGGATTCTGCCGATGTATTTTTATCTGGAATTGAAATATTTTTAAAAAATTATATGCAAAATCATGATATTATGATAACTGCTGGATCTTTTAAAAATAGTATGTACACAACTAGGAAATGTTTTGAATTAATGGACTGCAATTATGAAAAATATATAAATTTTACTCAAATAGAAGCTGGTATTCTATGCATAAAAAAAACAGATTTTTCAATAAAAATTATTAATGAATGGCTTTCTTTTTGTAAAAATGAAAATATTATAACCGATATTAATAATAATGATAATAATTATGAAGATTTTGTTGATAATAGATACGATCAAAGTATTTTGACAAATTTAGTTGTTAAATATAATATACCAACCACTAATGAAATAAGAAATTATACAACATGCAATATAAATGATTAGTATAAATTTAACAATACACAATAAAGATTTCTTAATAGAAAATGTTTTAAATTCTATAAAAAATTTAACACATAATGAATACGAGATTATCGCAGTTCTCGATAGATGCACAGAAAATAGCGAAATCATAGTTAATGATTTTTTTTCAAGAAACAGCCACATCACTCATAAGATATTATACGCGCCGAATATATTTGAAACCAAATCAAATAATTTAGCTGCAAAAAATAGTAATGGAGAATATCTTATTATTGTTCAAGATGATATGATCGTAAACGAAGAGGGGTGGGACAAAAGATTATTAAAACCATTTGTATTCGACGATATATTTGCAGTGACGGCGAGAACCGCTCATAACTGGATTGTCAATCATAATTCAATAAACATAAACGATAAATTCGATAGAGATGACTGTTGGAGCGATGTTATAAACCATGTAGAACACGCTAGTATCGACAATCTAGGAAGAGATATCTTCGGTATAAGAAGTTGTGTTAATAGGGGTCCATTAGCAATAAGAAAAGATATATTTGATTTGATGAATGGATTTGATGAAGAGTTCTGTCCACAAGACAGCGATGATCATGATTTTTGTTATAGAGCGAATAAAAAAACAGGAATGCTGTGTGGTTGCTATCCAATAAATTATATATCGCAGAATGAATGGGGAGGCACAAGAGAAAACGGACAAACAAAATCTTGGATGTTAAAAGCTAATCAAAAAAATTCAAAAACATTATTTAATCGACATAAAGAAATGATGTCAGACTCTAAAAGAATTGTTCAAAACAGAAAATTAATATGAAAAAATTCTCAGACTTATTTAAAAATGATTTCTATCAAAAAATGCTTACTCCCAATGGCAGTAATCCTGTTAGAAATAGAGCGGATTCTTTTCTTAAAGTCTTCGAAATTCTAGAATCGAAAAATCAAAACTATTTTACAATTGTTGAAACAGGATGCATGAGATCAGATCATGGCCATTTATGTTTTGGCGATGATGGATGCAGCACTTATATATTTGATAAATTTGTAAATTTTTATGATGGGAAAGTTATATCTGTAGATATTTCATTAGAAAATTGCAAACATGCCCAAAATTTAGTTTCATCTAAAACTCAAATTATTAATAATGATTCTGTAGATTTTTTATGGAATTTAGATATTAATGAAAATATTGATTTCTTATATCTTGATTCTTTTGACGTATCAAGAGATAATCCACATCCTTCACAATTACATCATATAAAAGAATTATGCGCCGTCATTTCTAAATTAAAAAAAGGATGTATTATTGTTATTGATGATCACAACGCTTATTTTGATAATTGCGCTGGCAAATCTCAATACGTAAAAGATTTTATGGAAAACATTAAAGCTGAATTAATTTTTGAAGATTATCAAATAGGATGGGTTTTATGAAAAATACAATACTTTATCTATTAAATAATACAGAAGAGGATAAAGCTACTTTTATTAAAAGTTTAGATTTATTATATAATAACTATTTACAAGACTATCCTTGCGATATCGCTTGTTTTCATGAACCAGATTTTTGTAAAAATGAAAAAAATAATTTGAAAATTAAATATCATTTTCTAAATATAAATTTTCATGAAATAGAATTTAAAGCGCCTAATTATCCAGAAGAAATAGCATCGCAAATTTTAGAATATTTCCCGCATCCAGAAGAAATTTGGCAGCAAAGAGGACATAAAGGATTTACTATGGGATATAGACATATGTGCAGATTTTTTGCTGGACAGTTCATGAATTTAGAATGCCTATCTGAATATAAATATATATGGAGGCTGGACACTGATTCTTTTATTTTAAATAAAATTAACTATAATGTTTTTGAAAGAATGAAATCTTCTAATTCTATATATGGGTATATCAATATCCAACACGATCATATTGGGGCGATTAAGAATTTATGGGAAACATGCAAAAATTATTTCTCTGAAGAAAATTTAATTTTTAAATCAGAAAACAAAAATAAACATTTCAGAAGAGTATATTATTCAAATTTTGAAATATTTGATATGGAATGGTTTAAAGCGAAACCTTATCAAGATTTTTATAATTATTTAGATTCTACTGGAGGGATATACATTAATAGATGGGGAGATCATGTCATTAGATATTTAGGGTTAAATGCTTTAGAAAATAAAGAAAAATTTTTATTTTTTAATGATATAATCTATGAACATGGAGCTATATACCATAACAATGAAATAATAAACACTTATTAATAAGTAAATAAATTAATAATTATTTTTATTGCATTAAGATTAATATATTATATTATATACAAGAATGAAAAAATTATATGAACATAGCGAAAATAAATTTTCTCAATTTGGAGAAGATGGAATTATAAAGGAAATTTTGAATATTTTAAATATTAAAAATGGAGTCACATTAGAAATAGGAGCTTGGGATGGATTCTATCTTAGCAATACAGCTAATTTATGGTCAAATAATAAACAATTTAAAGGAATTTTAATTGAAGGCTCAAATGTATTCGATATTCAATCACTTAAAAATAAATATGACAATATTCATTGTTTAAAAGAATTTGCATCTTTAGATAATCCTCTAGAATCAATGATTGATAATTGTGACTTTAATGTAACAAATGATAATTTTGTTCTTGCATCAATTGATATTGATGGTGATGATTTAAATGTTGCAAAAAGCATGGGAAAATATAAACCTATTATTTTAATAATTGAGCCAAATGGATATATCACAAAAGATAATAATTTAAATCCAGAAGGTAATTGTGTTGAATTTTTAATAGAATCTATATGCCCATTAGGTTATGAATTTATCGGTATGTCTGGATTTTTAAATAAAGAATCTGGAAATCTTCTCTTCATAAGAGAGGATTTTAAAGATAAATTTCCAATAGTCCAATTGAATTGGTTAAAAAGGGGAATATTAACGACAAATGGAATAGAATTTACTAATTAATATAATAGATTATATGAGTTTAAATAATATTAAAGAAAAGTATTTTGGAAAAAAAATAGATCATATGGATATTTTAAATATTGAAGACGCATTTAGAATTTCTATTGGAAAGAAATCAATAATTGTCACAGGAGTAACTGGGCAAGATGGTAGCCATATGGTTGATTATCTTTTAGCTAATACGGACTATGAAATTTTTGGATGCGTTCGTAGGCTTAGCGTTTATAATCATAAAAATATTTCTCATATCAATAATGAGCGTTTTCATTTGATTAATTTCGACCTTACTGACAGCCATTCAATTTCGAGAATCATTGAAAAGATCAAACCAGACTATTTTATTAATTTAGCAGCTCAAAGTTTTGTGGGCAGCAGTTGGGATTTCGCCCATCAAACTTGGGAAACGAATTCAACTTCCACTCTTCATATCCTTGAAGCAATTAGACTTTATCATCCCACCTGTAGGTTTTATCAAGCTGGCTCCTCAGAAGAGTTTGGCGACGTATCATACGTTCCTCAAGACGAGAAGCACCCATTGCGCCCAAGAAGCCCATATGGAGCATCTAAGGCGGCATCAAGACAGCTTGTCAAGGTCTGGAGAGAGTCGTATAATCTTTATGCTATTCAAGGTTGGCTTTTTAATCACGAAGGAACTCGCAGAGGCGAAGAATTTGTTACTCGTAAAATAACAAAAGCCGTCTCCCGTATTAAAAAAGCTCTGGATCACGATCAGCAATTTGATTCGCTTCAATTGGGAAATATTGATGCTCAAAGAGATTGGAGCGATGCCGAAGATTTCGTCGGAGGAATCTGGCTGATGCTTAATCAACAAGAACCAAAAGAATATGTGCTATCTTCAAATGAAACACACACAATCCGCGAATTCGTTGAACTTGCATTTGAAGCGGCTGGAATTCAAGGCTATTGGGTGGGGTCGGGATTAAATGAAATGTTCTTGCAAAAAGAAACGGAAAGAGTATTGATGACGATCAATGAAAAATTTTATCGCCCCGCCGAAGTCGAACTTCTTCTTGGCGATTCGACCAAAGCTCGTCAAGAGCTTGGATGGACTCCTAAAACTTCTTTTCAAAATTTAGTTGACAAAATGGTTTCTGCGGACATACTATCTCTTGATGGCGAAGAGTAAGATCAACAAAAAACACATACTCGCACGACTCACGCTTGTCCCCGCAAAGGATAAGCGTTTGTTTTACATGCGAGAAATGAAGTTTTTAAACGACTTGTGCGAACGATATTCGCTTGAGTTCATGGACATTGTTTCCTTTGACAAGAAGTTTGATTCGCTAGCCTATATAGTTTGCGGCAAGCTGGAAGAAACAATGGACAAAAAGTTTAGAGCATTTAATTTTAAAGTTGACTTATCTAAGTATAGCGATTACGATATAGGAGAAAAGGTGGGCGAAGACTCTACGGCGCAGAAGAAAATTAAATCATTAAAAGACTTTTTAGATGGCAAGAATTAAACAAGAAAAAAATAAAGAAGTATTGAGCTCCAGCTCCGTTTTAGGATCGTTCTTAAAGCAAAACTCGGAAGATCACTATAACTTTGAGGAAGAGATCGACTATAAAGTTTCCAGCGGTTCCCTGCAATTAGATTTGCGGCTAGGCGGAGGACTATGCCCAGGTTTACACAGATTTTGCGGAATGAATGAGGGAGGTAAAACGAGCGCAGCGCTGTCATTCATGAAAAACTTTTTAAGCTCAGTTCCAAATTCAAAAGGCTTTTACATTAAAGCGGAAGGCCGTCTCGGTAAAGAGATGAGAGAGCGATCTGGCATTAATTTTGTTTTTAATGCAGAAGATTGGAAAGTCGGCACTTGTTTTGTATTTGAAAGCAACATCTATGAAACTGTTGTCGCCGCAATGCGAGAGCTTGTCACTAAAAACGAAGAAGATTGTCGCTATTATTTCCTGCTTGATTCTGTCGATGGTCTAATCACTAAGGGAGATCTTGACAAGGGTTTTGAGGACTCTAACAAGGTGGCTGGCGGAGCGGTTATCGCGGCCAATTTCATGAAGCGTCTTTCGATTGCCCTCGCCAAGAGAGGACACATGGCGGTATTTATCAGCCAAGTTCGCGCAGACATTAAGCTCGACCCTTACTCAAAAGCCCCAGTGAGACAAACAACCGCTACGGGCGGAAACGCTCTGCTGCATTTTGCAAATTTCATTCTTGAATTTGAACCTCGATACAAGGGAGACTTGATTCTTAAAAATCCTTCAGACAAAACAATTGACGCTGTAAATAATCCCATCATTGGGCATTTTGCCAAGGTGACTGTCAAAAAATCACCAAATGAAAAGACAAACTTAACCATATCCTATCCAATTAAATATGGTAGGATCAATGGCAATTCGATTTGGATTGAGAAGGAAATTGTTGATCTGCTGCTTCTATGGGAATTTATTGTCAAGGGCGGCTCGTGGTATACTGCTACGGAAGAATTTGAAGAACTTCTCGCCGAAAACTCTCTCCTTCCTATGGGGAAGGTGCAAGGACTAGATTCCGTGTTTAGTAAAATCGAACAAGATCAAGCCCTGAGTCAGTTTCTGATAAGCTACTTCAAGAAAGCAATTTGCGATGAAGTTTAAAACCATTAACGGTTCTACTGCGGAACTTAAAAACGCCAAAAGATACTTAATCAAGTGGAGAGGCAAGAGTCGTAGCAAATTTCAACTATCAGTGAAGCAGTTTCTTTTTCCATATTGGAAAAACGATATTGTCTTCGAGGAATTTAAGCTTGTCGGAACTCGTCTGTCTTTTGATTTTTACAACGCAAATAAAAGAGTTGCCGTAGAAGTTCAGGGCGGGCAGCATACCAAATACGTTGAATTCTTTCATGGCAATCGTTTTCAATATCTCCAACAATTAAAAAGAGATGAAAAGAAATTAAAATTCTGCGAGGCGAACGAAATCGTCCTTGTAGAAATTTATCCCAAGGACGAAATTAACGAAGAGCTTTTTTTATCGTTCGGAACGATTTTGTGATTGACAGCTTAGCAAAAAAGATTATCCTAAGCTAAGCATGATATACAACTTAGAACTAGAAAAACAACTTTTGGCGGCGCTCATTAAAGAGCCCGAAAGCTACTGTGAGATTTCGAACTTTATTAGCCATAAGGATTTCTATAGCGAAGACTCTGATCTTCATGGTTCTATTTTCACGGTGATCAAGCAAGCGATTGATACTGGAGACCAAATTGATGAGATCATTGTCGCGCAAAGAGTGTCTTCGCTTGGATTGTCTTTTGAGGACAGATTGAATCCTGCTGATTATATCCGTTCGCTTGCCATGCGCAAAGTCCCGAATGGTAATTTAATCAAGACAGCCAAAGAACTGAAGAAGTTCACCATTCGCAGAGAGCTGTATGAATCTGCTCAAGATATTGCGCGGAAAATGAAGTCTATCGCTCCAGAGTCGAGCTATACTCAGATCATCGGAGCGGCAGACGATTCGTATAATTCACGCATCAATCTTTATGAGATTGGTAACGATACCCCTGAAAACATCTATGATGAGATGGAGGCATTGATTGAGGAGCGCGGCAACAATCCTATTACCGAATTTGGTATGATGGGTCCTCATGAAAAGATCAATGAGATATACGGCTCTCTGCTTAGACCAGGAAATATTACAGTTATCGTAGCGAGGTCTGGTGTAGGTAAGACTCAATGGTGCATGGATTATAGCACCAAAGTCTCTATGAAATACGGAGTTCCCGTGTTGCATTTTGATAACGGCGAAATGAGCAAAGAAGAGCTCATTATGCGTCAATGTGCAGCCATCTCAGGAGTTCCCATGCACCTGCTTGAAACTGGCAACTGGAGAAAAGCTGGCGCTGATGTGGTAACTAAAGTGCGCTCTACTTGGGCGAAGGTCAAAGACCTCAAATTCTACTACTATAACGTTGGTGGTATGGACGTTGACGCAATGATTAAAGTTCTCAAGCGATTCTATTATGCAAAAGTTGGTCGCGGCAATCAAATGATTTTCTCATTCGACTATATCAAAACAACTTCTGAAGCTAGCGGCGGTAAGAATGAGTGGCAAGTTGTCGGTGAAATGGTGGATAAATTCAAGAAGTGTATTCAAAAAGAAATTCTTCACGAAGGCGATCCGATCATCCCAATGATAACCTCTGTGCAATCTAACAGAAGCGGTATTACCAATAACCGTCAATCACAAAACATTGTTGACGATGAAAGTATCGTGTCGCTATCTGACCGAATCACACAATTCTGTTCTCACATGTTTATTCTTCGTAATAAAACTGCCGATGAAATTGAAACAGAAGGTCGTAATTTCGGCACTCATAAAATCATCAATGTGAAAGCTCGACATCTTGGCAAGGATATTGCTGGAGCCGTAGAGCCTGTGCGTATTGGAGATACTCTGCGCAAGAACTTTATCAATCTTGAGTTCCATAATTTCTGCATTACTGAAAAAGGAGACCTGCGAGATATCGCTCGTATCGCGGAAGGGGGAATGGACTTAGAAAATGATGAATCAGACGACACACCAAACTTCAATTGATCCTGTTTCAATCAGGCCGACTCTTGAAAAGATCGGTTATCGCTTGATTGATTGCGGAAATCATTGGCGCACAAAAGCTCTATATCGGGGCGGCGATAATGAAAGTGCCGTCTGCATCTATAAAAACACAGGAGTATGGAGTGATTACGCGCAAGGCAGTCAAAAATTTCCTTTTGAAAGACTCATCAAATTAACCTGTGGATCAGACGCTCAAACAATTAAAAAAATTCTTTCTTCAATTAACAAGTCGGAAGAGTATATATACACCCCAAAACAAACAATCGAAATGGACGCAATCTATCCAGAATCAATACTAAACAATCTATTTCCGAATTTCTCTTTTTATAAAAGAAAGGGACTATCGGAAGACACTTTAAATTTTTATAAAACTGGGCTCGCGCAGTCTGGCAAGATGTATCGCCGAATGGTTTTTCCAATTTATAATGAATACAGTCAAATCGTTGGTTTTAGCGGCAGAAAGACTGACGTTGATAATGACAAAATTCCCAAATGGAAACATATCGGTAAAAAAAGAAATTGGATTTATCCAGCTTATATTCCAGCCGAAGAAACTGTTGATTCTGTTATTCGCAAAACAGGAGAAGTTGTAATTGTCGAAAGTATTGGAGACAGCATGGCGCTTTTTGAATCTGGAGTCAAAAACTCGCTAGTCTCTTTCGGTCTAGGATGTCAACCTATCATGCTATCATATCTAAGCTCTTTTTCGGTAAAGAGAATTGTCATAGCTGGTAATAACGATTCGGATGGAGAGAACCATGGCTACTTCGGAAGCGTCAAAACACTGCTGAATCTTTTGCCGTATTTTGATTTTAATTGTATTGAGATTAATCTTCCGCCAGAAAATCATAACGATTTCTCAGACGCATTTACTTCTGGATTAGATCTTAAAAAATGGTATAATACGCCAGTAGACCGATCTCAATTTATCAAGCAGCTAGTAACTTTCGTTTCCGCTAATAAGCAGAAATTTAAAGAAAAAGAACTATCTGCATTAAGAAAGATCTTGAAATCCTTATGAGTGAGCCAAAAAATTCATTATCCGCAAGCAGAATTAAAACGCTACAGTCTTGTAGCTGGATGTATTATGCGAAGTATGTTCTAGGCGTTCCAGATAAATCAAATGACGGCGCGAGTCGAGGCACAGTATGCCACCTAGTATTCGAAGTTCTTGGTGATCGTCGTAGAAAAAAAACCTACGATAAAATCATTAAAAAACAAGATCCTTTCGCGGTCAAGTCGATTGAGAAACTAATCTTCAAACATGCGAAGCGTCTATCTGTAAATGACGACGACAATATTGAATTGATTAAAAAAATGATACTCAATGGACTCATGTACGACTTCTTTGGTCTGACCGCTGGCAAACCATCGCTAGCTGTATCAGAACAAGACTTTGATATTGTCGTTAATGACGGCAAATTTAAATACAAAATCAAAGGATTTATCGACAAGCTTTTTCTTTACAAGAATAAAAAATTCGCATTAATTCGCGACTTCAAAACCAGCCGCGAAACATTCAAGGGAAAAGATGTCAAAGACAACTTGCAAGATTATATGTATAGTCTTGCTGTGAAACATCTATTTCCCGAATTCTCGAATAGAGCAAGCGAGTTTTTATTTTTAAAGTTTGAGTTGGACGACTCCAAAAATTCAGGAGTTATTAAAATGGCTCCGATTACCGATGACGACCTAGAAGGTTTCGAGCATCAGCTTACGGCGATTCAAGAATATTTGGACAACTTTTCCGAAAAAGACGCTCGCTCTAATTTCGCCGCGAGACAGCCCTACCCAACAGACAAGACGTTCAGCGGACCATTGTTGTGCGGATTCGCAAAATATCCAGATCAACTCAAGCTTGATGGAACGCCTATGTGGGCTTGTTCTTGCAAATGGCCTTTTGATTATTTCGTCGCCCTCGATGAGAATGGCAAGCAGTTAAAATCATATTTTAATGAATCGGATGTTCCAGAGGGGCAGAAATACGAAAAACGACACTACCAAGGTTGTCCTAGTCACATAAAAAGAACTTGACAACCGATGACAATCGTGTCATCATTTGTTTGATGACACCAGTTTTCACAAGTCACTTTTCCATAGGCAAGTCAATTCTTACGCTAGATTCTCCAGACAAAGAATCTTCGGATGGCCCCGACAGCATCTTTTCAATTGCTAAAGAAAGTGGTCTCAAGCACTTGTTCTTAGTAGAAGAGTCAATGACAGGCTTCTTCGGAGCTTTCAAAACTGCAAAAGAGCTTGGTATTAATTTGCATTTTGGATATAAATTTATATGCTGCAATTCAGACGCTAATAACAAATCCAATCACAAACTTATAGCGTTTGCTAAAAACGATGATGGTTGCAGAGCGTTGAACGAATTGTATTCGTTTATCAACACTGGCCAAAATGGAGCGATTTCCAATGATGACCTCATCGCTCATTGGAGCGACGATTTAATGTTGGCTGTGCCATTTTATGATTCGTTCATATTTAATAATCAAATGATTATGGGCAATTGCATTCCGAATATCGCACCGCTGAATCCTGTGTTTTTTGTTGAAGACAACGGATTACCATTCGACGATCTTGTTAAAAGAGCTGTGTATCGGTATGTCGCCGAGAGAATTCCAACCGCATCTATCGAATCGGTAAATTCTATTTTCTACAAATCTAAAGACGATTGTGATGCGTTCCAAACTTATAAAATTCTCAGTAATCGCAAGTTCGGGCGACAAGCTTCTCTTTCTTGCCCCAATTTAGATCACTTCGGCAGCGATGAGTTCTGCTGGGAATCCTACTGCGAAAAACGTGATGCAATGCTTAACGAACCATGAACGACCTACTAAGATTCAAAAAACAACAAAACTACATCACAGTCGATGTAGAAACCGAAGGCTTAAACCTTATATCATCTAAACCTTGGCAAGTATCATGGATTATTTGTCGCGGCGATAGAATGATATCTAAACACGATCATTTCATTCGCTGGGATAACATCAATGTCTCTGCTGACGCTGCGCGAATTACGGGATTCAATAAAAACCACTATTATGAAAAAGCGGAATGTCCAATTGAAGTTTTCAAACAGCTATCGAAGTATCTTTACGATCCATCGTTTTTAGTAATCGGGCAAAATCTTCTTGGCTTCGATGTTTATATGATCAACGTTTGGCGCAAGCTGATGGGAATGAAAAGCGACAACTCTTATGTCGATAGGGTGATTGACACCAAGTCTATATCGACGGCTATCTTCAAAAATGTTTTACCCGACAAAGAAAACTTTTTGTCATGGCAATATAAGATGTTGCATATTCGTGAAAAGGGTCTAAAAACCAATCAAGCTTTCATGCTCAAATATTACGATATTCCCCACGACCCCAAAAGACTACACGACAGTCTTTATGATGTCGAAATGACTTTTGAGATTTTCAAAAAACAAATTTTTAACATTGATTTATGATCCAACGATTTTCTAATTACGAATCTCCATTCCCAGCAGGAGTCAAGCTTCCTGAAATTAAAATTGAGCAGCGCCATTATCTAAGCTTAGGCATCGGCAACGATACTTCCAACTTTGAATTTTTACGCCGCCTCTGCTTTGAGGGTGTTAAGAAAAGGGGTATTTTAGATAAGCCGAACAAAGAAAAATACTTCGAACGCTTAAAGATGGAGTTGTCCGTCTTTGAGGAGTTGGGATTCATTGACTATGTTTTGTTGAACTGGGATGTTATTAATTTCTGTCATGAAACAGGCATTCCTACAGGCGCGGGTCGCGGCTCGGCTCCTGGAAGTTTAGTGCTATACGCCATTGGCGTAACCAACATTGATCCGATCAAACACGATCTATTCTTTGAGCGATTCGTTTCGAAAAGCCGTGCGCGAAAAATCGAACATAATGGAGAGATCTTTTTGGACGGTTCTCTTTTGTGCGATGTTGACAACGACATTAGCTACGACAGAAGACAAGAGGTGCTGGATTATATTAATAAAAAATATGCTGGTAGAACTTCTAAGATTCTCACGCTGAACACTCTCAGTAGCAAGCTGTGCATTAAAGAGTGCGGCAAGATTGTCGGGGAAATGTCAGAATCTGACGTTAATATTATTAGTGATTCAATCTCCAAAAAGTTTGGAAAGGTCGCTAAGCTTGGAGAGGCATACAAAGACAGCGAAGTCTTCAAAGAATTTGCTGACAAAAACAAAAGAGTCTATCGCGTTGCTAAAAAAATCGAAGGACTCAACAAGAACGTGGGAGTTCATCCTTCGGGTATCGCTATCAGCTATTACTCGATACAAGAAGTGATGCCTGTTCAAACTACTGGGGAAGACGCTCTTGTTTCGGGGTATGACATGAACGACGTTGCCGAGTTGATGGTCAAGTTCGATATTCTTGGTCTGCGCACACTGTCGGTAGTTAATGATGTTTGCCAACAAATCGGTTTGAACGCGCACGATATTGATGTAGAGCATCCATCTATTTACGCCGCTCTTCAAGTGTTGCAAGCTCCCATGGGGCTTTTCCAGATCGAGGCGGACACAAACTTCAAGGTGGCTCAAAAAGTCGCGCCACGTAATCTAGAACAGCTTTCGGCGGTAGTTGCTATCGCAAGGCCAGGAGCATTAGACTTTCTTGATAAATACGTGGAATATGCAAGAACAGGAGAGTCTCAGTCTATCCATCCTTTCTTCGATGATGTTCTCTCCTACACTGGTAACATTCCTTTGTTTCAAGAACAGTTGATGAAGATGGCTGTAAAAGTCGGGTTCAGTTTGGACGAATCAGAACAACTGCGTCGAATTGTCGGCAAGAAAAAAGTTGATAAAATGGCCGAGTGGAAAGACAAGATCGCTCAAAAAATCCAAGAAAACGATCTCGACCCGATCATTGGAGATATTTTATGGAAGGTCGCTGAAGACTCTGCAAATTATTCGTTCAATAAATCGCACTCGATGGCTTATGCTTATCTTGCTGCTACGACCGTTTATCTTAAATTCAACTATCCCCAGCAATTCTTTTTGAGTCTTTTGAAATTTGCTCAATTTGAGCCGAGCCCTCACGAAGAAATCTTGAAAATTTCCCAAGAGTTATCGTCTTTTGGAATCAAGCTTCTGCCTCCCAGTCTCACAAAGTCGCAAATTGATTTTTCTATCGAAGGCGAAGATATTCGTTATGGTCTTAATACGATCAAGGGCGTTTCTACGAAGTCTTTAGAGTCGCTGCTAGAGTTTCGCCAGAACGCATTTGAAAACAAGTATGAGGTGTTCTTGGCGGCAAAACAGGCGGGTGTGAATATTGGTCTGATGTCTGGATTGATTCAAGCTGGCCTACTTGACCACTTTGTTGAGAAAGACAGATGCCGATTGGTTTTGGAAGCTCAAACGTTTAATGTGCTAACGGATCGAGAAAAAAGGAACTTAATCATCTTGGGTGAAAAATACAATTTCAATCTGCTCGATTGCATTAGCGATTGCGTCAAAACAAAATCTATTGCAGACGACAATAAAGTAATTTTTTCCGACAAGCGTTTCGAAACATTTAAAAATAAATATAAACCATACAGACAAATCTATGATCAAAACAAACAACATCTCAAATACGCTAATTGGTTTTTTGAGAGCAAATTGCTTGGCTATAGCTACTCACAAAATATCCGAGATGTTTTTAAGGAAGCTAGCAGGTCTCATTTTGTTTCTTCACAAGAGCTATCTTCAATTGACAATAACACTTCAGTATGTTCTGTCGGGTTTGTAATAGACTCGATTTGCAGAACTAGCGCAAATGGCAATAAATACGCTCGTATTGATATCGCCGATGAGCGAGGCAATATTTCGATGCTGCTCATGGACAACTCTCGCGAAGAAAAACTAACATCGTTTCTTAATTCTGGTAAAAAAATCCCTAAAAAGGGAGCGGTAGTAATTGGTATCGGCAAAAAAAATAACGACATCATTATGCTTGACAAGATGGTGCTTTTAGAAGATAAAATATACATGAAGCTTTCAGAGCTCAAATGACAGTGTAATCAAATATGATGAAGTTAGATCAACAAAATTGGACATTTAGTGCTTTAGAATCTTGGTTGGAGGTCTCTAAGATCGCTCGCTCTAAAAATCACAAAATCACTAACATTTATCACCTTTTCATTTCTCTATGGGAGCGCAGCAGTTCTAATTTCTTGGAATTCATAGACAATAGAGGTCTCGCTATTAAAGCTAGAACTATACACGCTATTGTTGATAAATTCGCCAAAAAGAATCCAGACATGTTTTTGAGCTCTCAGATGGAGCCTTTTATTCAAAAAGAAATTGAAAACTGCGTAAATAAAGCTGCTCAGTTAGCCGAGAAGCGCGATAATTTATTTATCGGAACCGAGCATTTTATTTGGGCTATTCTTGAAAGCTCAGAAAAGTTTTGCGATTGTTTGTTAGAAAACGGTATAGATACGGAGCACTTCAAAAATTGCATTGAAGCTTTTCTAAAAAACGACGCTTTGTCTATAGAGGATGGGGAGGAGGAAGTTGAGGAGCTAGAGGCGGGTGAAGTCGAGCTGGACAGCAGAGAAGAGCAGATGCTCAATGAATCTCAAATCAATAGATTTTGCACTCTCTTGAATGATACAGTTTCAAAGAGCGACTTTGGCGTGATTTCGGGACGAGACAAAGAAATCAGTGATCTTGAAGAAATATTAAGCTGCAAAATTAAAAGTAATTGTATTCTGGTCGGAGAAGCTGGCACAGGAAAAACTTCGGTGGTCGAAGGTTTGGCTCAAAACATCTCTTCGCCAAAATACAAAGGACCTCTTCAAAATAAAAAAATCTATTCGCTAGACATCTGCGCCCTAGTAGCTGGCAGCAAGTATCGAGGTCAATTCGAAATAAGGCTCAACAAACTTCTCGAAGAGCTAAAAGCAGATCCTGATGCGATATTATTTATAGATGAAATTCACAATATCGTCGGAGCTGGATCAGGAAGAGACAACTCTCCCGATTTGTCTAATTCGATTAAACCAGCTTTAGCTCGCGGCGAAATCAAATGTATTGGAGCCACGACATTTTCAGAATATAAAAAATATATTGAAAACGATCCTGCTCTAGCTCGAAGATTTTATACTTTAGAGATTAAAGATCCTGATATAGATCGAATGAAAAATATTGCTCTTCGAGCTTTGCCAAGCTACGAAAATTATCATAAAATACGATTTCCCAAAAAACTTTTAAAAACATCAATAGAAATGTGCGAAACCTACTTGCCGCACAAAAAATTCATCGACAAAGCCTTTGATGTAATTGACCGCTCTTTCGCCAAGGCGAAAATTAGAATTTTTACTTCCGATCAACAATCAGGCGAAGAAGCTTCCAAAACAGTTATTCTTGATGATTTATTGCGGGTAGTTTCCAGCCTATCGGGAATCAGTTCTGAAATCCTCAAAAACAATTTAGATAAAAAGTTTTCCGACTTATCTGCTAATTTTAAAAAAGAAATTTTTGGACAGGACAAAGCTATTGATAAAATATATGATTGCCTCGCTTGCGCCAAAGCTGGGTTGAACTCCGAGAATAGACCTCTTTCCAGTTTTTTGTTTGTCGGTCCAACAAGCGTGGGCAAAACTTATACTGCTAAAAAAATTGCAAAAGAATTCTTCGGCAATGATCAAAGCTATCTACAGCTCAATATGAGCGAGTATCAAGAACAAGCTTCAATATCTCGCCTTTTGGGAGCTAACGCAGGATACGTGGGGTTCAGTGAGGGGGGCTCTCTTACAGAGTTTGTCCGCCAGAATCCAAACAGTCTTATTTTGTTTGATGAAATTGAGAAGGGAAACTTTTCCGTATTGAATGTTCTGCTCCAGATTTTAGATGAAGGTAAATTGCGAGATGGGCAGGGTCGCGAAATTGACTTTTCACGCACGATCATTGTTCTTACCAGTAATATTGGAGATACAGAAGCGAGCAAATCATCCATGGGATTCATCGCAAATCCAGACGATCCCACAAGCATTTTTGAATCGTCTATCAAAAAAACACTGTCTCCAGAAATGCGCTCGCGCATTGATGAGATCGTTATATTTGAAAAAATCAACGAAGACGCTATTTCTAAAATCTTCAATCAACACGTAGATGAAATGAAAGAAAAAGCGCATAAAAAAGGAATAAAAATTGACTGCGAAATAAAAATCAATGATTTGATAAGCGACGTTAGCAAACTTCACGCTCGCGAAATTAAAAAGATATTCAGAAACGAAATTCAGACAAAAGTTGCGCAGTTTATAGCTTCTGGCAAAAAAAATCGCCATCTAAACATAAAAGTTCTTGACAAAAAGGTTCACTTGTCGTAATATATCTCCGCAATGAAAAAACAAATTAAGCAATCAGCATTTGATGTAATGAAGCAAACACAGGGACGATTCTTTGGCCTTTATCTAAAGGACGGAGAAACAATCAACGCTCAGTTCCGTAAAGAAACTGCGAAGACGGTTCTAGTCTATGATAGAAATAACGGTATCGACAGACGAATCAATAAGTCGAAGATTAATTTTATCTACTCTAAAAATACGCCGTTTTTCGCATAAACTAATTGTGTTCTGTTGACTCAAAAACCCAGTGGAAACACTGGGTTTTTTTTGTATAATATAAAGTGAAATCTAAAGAAATCGCTAATAGACCGTATGTTTTCTCTTTGGAAAACAAAGATTCTGAAGTAGTTTTGTTTGCCGAAAAGGTTCTCGAAAAGATTGGATTCTCTTCGGTTGGAGATGTTTGTTTCTTAGATTCCCAAATGGACTTCGACTGCTTGAAGGCTGTGGTCGATGGAGAGCCGCGATATTTCAAATATTCGCTGGACGGAGAAGGTTCTTTTTTCGCTCATGAGTTTGATATTCTCAAACAGCTATCTCCATTTGCGCCAGTGCCGTATAAGCACGGAAAAGTCAAATATGGAGACTCTATGCAATATATCATCACTTCTCTTGAAGTGGCGGAAACTGTGGCTGAATTCGGAATATCTTCCATTTTAGAGCATAAAGATTCTTTCTTATTTTCTTTTGATAAATTGCGCGGCGTGTCGGTCGATAGGAATTTTTCTCATCATATAAATGATATTTTTGATCGCTGCGATATAGATAAGCTGCCCGAACACTCAATAGAAGCTATTAGCAGCAATTCTGACATAAACAGTTTGCGTTCAATCGTTACAATTTTAAAAAACGAAATTGAACATCTTTCGCGGCAGAGTTTGTGTAAGACTTCCGAGTTCTGCCACGGCAATTTGAGCCCCAATAATATTTTAATAAAAAACAATCTATTTAAATTCCAGCACCTGCAAGGAGGCTACATGGGAAATCAGTTGTTTGATCTGTGCTATTTGTTTATTAATATGGGAATTCCTCTAGAATATCAGCGACAGTTTGCGATGGATTATAAATCTCTTTTCCCCGATTTTAATCAAGAGAAATTCACCGAAGAGTATAACTTCTGCTTCAATTTGATGCTTCGACTGTTTGTTTTTGAAACGATTTTCAATTATCTGTGCGAAATATATCTATATGAAAACTCTCGTCCTGCAAAAATCTTACAGATTGTTAGCGTTTTTCTGCGCAACGAAGAAGCGTTGTCAATGATACCGAGCCTTAATCAATACGCTTCGTTTTTAGTGAGAGACATTATGGAGCCGCTGATCGGATCGAGCAAAAACAACGCAGATACAAAAGAAAACCAATAGGCGTATAATAAATTCATATTAATTGAACGCATTAAACTTCTAAAAGACTTTTCGCTTCTTCTTCACTATCAAACCATGTCCATCCATCTATTGGATATTCATAAGTATCTTTATCTTGTGCTATCAACACATATCCATCTCCTTCTACTATGTTTGGAGCATAGAGTAGTGCATCATTTTCTTTTCTGTAAAATCCTGCTGTCATAAAATTATCCTGTTACAGTCCAACCTTTTAATAATGCTGTGCCTGTTCTTAATTGTCTAAATGTTAAGCTATTCGTAGCCGCCGAAGATGTTGGTCGCGATACTGTAATATTTACATTAGGATTAATTGATACTACTTCTATACGATAGCGTAACGATCCTGATCCATTTGTTGTTAATGGTAGCACTGCTCCACCAGATGAGGCAGCCAATTGAAATGTATTTGCTGCTTTATTTACTACATAATATATTTTATTAATAATTATGCCAGTTGTAGATGTTATCACCGAAAAAGAAACTTCATCACCGTTACTTAATCCATGACTTGCGAGAGTAATCAAATCGCCCGCATCAGTAAATGTAACAGCTCTTGCGGTTGTAAGAGGTGTACCAGTACCAGTTATTTGCATTCCTACAGCAATGTCCGCTGTATTTGCCATTGTTATTGTTGTTCCGCCAGCGGTAGTAGTGCCTGTCCGCGTTACGATTGTTGGTGCGCCCCAGTTGTTTGATATTGTTAATGTTTGTGCTGCGGCTGGCACTCTAGTATCTAAATTATCAAAAATAGATTCTAATTCCTCTTTTGATAACTTACAACCAGAATAACTTATTGAATATTTAGAACCACTTAACGCAGCGCGTGTTAGTGATATACAACCATTAAATATATTATCAAATCTTGCAGTAATTGTGCCAGCACTTGAAATTAATAACGGCACAGTTGTAAGACTGACGCAACCGTTAAACATGCTATCCATTGCTTGGACCGATGCTGTATTAAATAACGGCACAGTTGTGAGACTGGTACAATTGGCGAACATACTGCTCATGGTGGTAACGGATGCGGTATTGAACAACGGAACAGTTACGAGATTGACGCAATCGCTAAACATGCCAGCCATATAAGTATTAGATACCGTATTAAATAATGGAACAGTTACGAGACTGGTGCATAGATTAAACATGTAAGAAGAGCTGGCGACATTCTCTGTATTGAATAATGGAACAGTCGCTAGAGATTTACAACTACTAAACATACTAGACATGTCTGTGACATTCTCTGTATTGAATAATGGAACTGTCGTAAGAGATATGCAACTTGTAAACATGCCATTCATGTCTATGACATTCACTGTATTAAATAGTGGAACAGATACAAGACTGGTGCAACTGCTGAACATAGCATTCATGTCTATGACATTCACTGTATCGAATAACGGAACAGTCGTAAGAGATGTGCAGCTTAGGAACATAGCATTCATGTTTTCGACAGATGCTGTATTGAATAATGGAACACTTGTAAGAGTGTAGCAAGCGTTAAACATTTGATACATGGTTAAAACATTCGCCGTATCGAATAACGGAACGGTCGTAAGAGATATGCAGCCTATGAACATGCTATTCATGTCTAAGACATTCATTGTATTGAATAGTGGAACAGATATGAGACTGTAGCAATTAGTAAACATTTCGCCCATATTATTGACATTTATCGTATTAAATAATGGAAGAGTTGTAAGACTGGTGCATTGAATAAACATAGCATACATGTCTACGACATTCACTGTATTAAATAGTGGAACAGTTACGAGACTGGTGCAAGCGTTAAACATGTAATTCATGGAAGCGACAGACGCTGTATTAAATAACGGTATAGTCTTAAGAGCTACGCAATTTTGAAACATAACAGTCATACTAATAACATTTACTGTGTTGAATAACGGTACATTTGTAAGACTGCTACAGGAAACAAACATGCCGCTCATGTCTGTGACATTTATCGTATTAAATAACGGAACAGTCGTAAGAGATATGCAACCCGCAAACATATCATTCATACTGGTGACATTTATCGTATTAAATAATGGAAGAGTTATAAGATTGGGACAATCATTAAACATACTAGTCATGTTTGTAACATTCACGGTATCAGATAACGCAATAGTCGTAAGACTTTTGCAACCAACAAACATGCCATACATGTCTGTGACATTAGAAATGTTATCAAAAGATATATTTTTTAATGATTTTAAACTTGAAAAAGAAAAATACAAACTGGTCAAAAGCCCCATATTAACACCAGAAAAATTAATTAAATTAATACAAAATGTATTTGCGCCAGTCTGTGATCCAAGAGTAAAACTGGTCATGTTCGGACATGATAATATTATTTCCAATATGGGAGAGCTATTAGGAAAAGTAGAACCAGTGAGTGCGTATTTTTGATTGAAATTTACGCTTGTTATATTTTGACCTGCTTGTGGAGTAACTACCACAATCGCCATTTTATAACCACCGCTTGCAACAGTAGCATTTAAATCTGCATCTGCGTATGAATATTCATGTTGAGCTTTTACTCCTGTCGCAACATTTTCTGTAACGCCGTCACCCCAATCTACGGTGTATGCTCCAGCAATTGTAAATGCAAGAAAATTAGATCCTTGCGGATAAACAGGCATCAACATTGCTATTTTTTGCTCTGAAGATGTTATGGTCGGCATTGTCAACCAATCAGTCGGACGAACCCATGCATTTGAAACCTGTTCAACAGCGACAGATGGCTTTTTTATACGCAAACTATCAAATCGGTCTTTTTTAAAAAAAGAAGATTTGCGCGAAACTAATGGTCCAACTTTATTTCCGTAACGAACGCTCATATTAACTTATTCTATTTACATAACCAAAAACATTGACACCGCTTACTACGCTAGTATTTCCATATATTGATAATCCTGTTGCGCCGTCTCCCTTAGCTATTAAAGCTGGACATATTAACACGTTTCCAGCATACGCCTCAATAACTCCTTCAAATAAAATATCAGTTGTAAAATTTGTGCCACCATACAATAAATTAAACATTACATCTGATGTCGTAGGATTGGTGGCGTATAGCCAAACTTCATCAATTGCACTCGATGAAGGTTGCGTTGTATGTATGGTCGTTGTATTACTACCAGTAGCAGTAATATTAATTGATTTACCATTTACGCTTTGCGATAAGAATTGTTTTGAGTATGTGGCCATAAATTTATTTTATAAAAAGATTGAAAAACCTATTATTGAATTTGAGTCTTCTATAGTTATGAATCCTGATGGATTACTTGCTGGATAAAACGCGCCAGTCTGCGATTGAGTAATAAAAACCCCAGTTTCGCTTGGGCGAACTACTGCGCCAGTTACATATCCAGACAAATTAACACCCGTTATAAATCCAGAAGGATTGCTGGCGGCATAGAATTGTCCCGTTTGAGATTGAGTAACAAACACCCCAGTTTCGCTTGGGCGGACAACACTTCCAGTCACATAAGAACCTGTTTGATTATTTAAATTAGTGATTTGCGGTTGTAAATATCCACTTATTCCTGTAACAAATTCTATGGTAGCATAAGAAGAAAGATTGACTCCAGTAATGTATCCCGAAGGGTTATTTCTTGGGTAATAGCTTCCCGTTTGATTGTTTAAGTTGGTCACTTGATTTTGCAGATGACCGCTAATACCAGTTGAGAAAGAAATGGTGGAATAGTTAGATAAATCAACTCCCGTGATATATCCAGAAGGATTACTTGTGGGATAAAACACTCCCGTTTCACTTGGGCGAACTACTTGTCCAGTTACGTAACTGCTCAAATCAACGCCAGTAATGTAGCCGCTGGGATTACTCCTTGGGTAGAAAGAGCCCGTTTGAGAGATTGTAATAAAATTACCAGTATCAGACGGTCGAACCACGCTTCCTGTCACATAGAGAGACAAATCGACTCCTGTAATAAATCCAGAAGGATTGCTTCTTGGATAGAAAGCTCCCGTTTCATTTGGGCGAATCACGCTACCAGTAGTTAAATTAAAATACTGACCAGACGACAGATGATAATATTGATTAGCGGCTCCACCTTGTAAATCGCCGAAAGTGTTGTGCAGAAGCTCTCCACTTACGCCGCTCAAATAAACTATATTGATTCCATTGTAAAAAACAGACGGATTCAACAACACGTTATTAACGTCGTCTTCAATTGTTATTGAATTTTGTTGATTCTGACTCACATCTAGCGACACAGCGCCATCTGAATTATTTATATTAATAATTGTCGATGGATCTTGCGCTACATTTATTACAAATTCATTCATGGATAAGTTGCGGATTTGACAATATCGACAGTGCCATACATAAGTTTGTCTGGGCATTCGCCAGATTTGTCCGCATATAAATCCCAATAAGATGGCGACAAATCAAGATTCGATGTTTGAGCCGAGCTTAAACTAATTTTCGCAATACCGCTTGGTATGCTAATAATCTGAGTAGTCAGCACAGCCTGTAAAGCATCATCAAAATTTCTGCGAATCTGCCCAGTTAAAGTGACTCCGCTTAAATTGTAAATACCATTATTCCGCTGAATAGTAAGCGTCAAATCGTAGCAGGATCTTTGTTCGATAGTTATTCCAGTGAAAGCAGCACTCATCGAAGACTATTACACCCAATCAATCTCGTCTAGAGAATATTTACACGTAAGCTCTTCCCCTATTTCGATTTTTTTTGCGGCATAATAAATATCCCGCTCTGCGTCGTGGATTAAGTTTGGTTCGTCGGAATGATTTACGAAATAAGCTGCGCCGATATCGTTGATGTGACAGTCTATCCAAAAGCCATATTCATTGTTATGGCAGACTTTTTTAATATAGTTTACGACATCGCCTTCGACATTGGGAAGCTCATCCCAACGCACAAAATGAGTATCTTTGGGAGCAAAAACCACTTCATCTTTATCAATTTCCGTAAGAACTACAACACCTACACCAGCACCGACAATCGAACTGGGTACGATTTTTACCAATACACCGTTGCGTATTTGGTTAATTAATTCGTTTTTATTAAATGGCATCTTTAGGTTCTTGCGGTTTTTCTGTAAATTCCGTCATATAGCTATAGTCGGTGAATAGAGTTCGTTTATTTTCGACGCTATATACCGTCAAATCAATCTTATATCCAGGATTTTTGTCAATCGGCTTGTCCACCCACGCATTGTCGTGCCATATAATTCTGTTATTAGGGTAAGCATAAAAGTTACCATTGTCCATTTTGAACACATGAGCGCATTTATGCTCTGGTGTTTCAGAGAAATTAGTGTCCAAGATGCTTTTATTCTCCCAGCCCCAATCTAGCGTAAACATGTATTCTCCAGCCTCTTTAGTGTTTTGTGGCGTGATAAGTAGAGCTCTAAGCCCTTTCATACGAGCGCGAAATTGAACGTCGATATATGGACTGAAGCAATCCCAATACATCGCATGTTCGAGTGGGACTGGATCGCACTGCTTCCAACAAAATGCCGTAATAGGTCTGCGCGTCCAATTAACTCCATTTGTTAAAAACGCCTCAAATAAAGGAACCCTCTTTTCAATAGACGCTACAGAGTGAACATCGCATGATGTATATTCGCCATGCCCCTTTTCATGATTAAAAAGATATTCGTTGCGCAATAAGCAGGTAATCGTGGGAATATTATGATTTAAGTATGGCACATAATATCTTACACTTTTAGTGGAAAAATTCAACCATGTATTTAAAATCAGAATATGATTCAACTTTACAAGCCCAATTCAAAAAACGGTGGTTGCGCATTCTCCTTCCGCTTCGGAACGTCTGGCAAATTCAAAGAACCGTGTCTTTATGTCAATGCAATTATGCAGCATTCTTGGAACGAGAAAACCAAGAACGGTTCTTTTTCGGAGAATGTTAAAAACCCCGAAAAAACTGCAATCATTAAACTCAACGAGTTTGAAGTAGGTGGCATCATCAATGCCATTGAAAACTACTGCGAATACAAAGCGTTCCACAGTCATGAAACCAATAAGACTGCCATCTCTTTTAAACCATACGCAAAAAGCGATGGATCTAAAGCGTTCTCATTTTCGATTACCAAAAACTCAGCTTTAAAATTCGGTATCGGTATCGAGCCTGGAGAAGCTTATGCAATTCGAGAATTCTGTAAAATGATTTTGCAGAAACTTTACGAAACTCGCACCAACGCCCAAACACAAAATCGCAGCGATGACTAAAAAAAAGATTTTAAAATGCGTTGCGCAATTTTAAGTTTGCGCTCCATCGCGAGATGTTCATAGTCTTGATAGAGCCATTCTGTCAATATTTTAAGTTCTTTTTGTTTGGCGAAATAAAGCCCGTAGGTTCCGTTTTTAGTTTTTTGATACATTTTTCCAGAAATCCCTAGTTCGTTGAATATAATAGAATTTAATTTTTCTAAAAAAGGTAGAGTGCTTGTGAAAGATGCGTCGTAATAAGTTTTCAATTTTGATTGATATTTAATTGAAAAGCCACCGTCTCCCTCAAAAAACCCTTTGATAAAAAATCTCCAATATTTGGGATCAAGATTTTCGATCCATTCTAAAGTTAATGATTTTTTTGGAGTCGCTCCGTAATAGCTTAATTTTTCAGAAAAATGTTTGGAGCATATTTTTAATGCCACTTGGTTTTTCATTCCGATGACAGAAAGCGGTCTATTTGTAATTAAATCAGCGAATCTTTTTAAATAATTTGAATCTTTTTTGTGCAAACAAATATCGCAGCTATTGTTGGCGGATTGATTGCAGCCATCAGCAAAAAATAGTCCAAGAAAAATAGCTTTTTCTGGCGAGTCAATAACATCCAGCCAATGTTCATCCGTCTTATATAGTCTTTTAATCTCCGAAACGGAAACGGATTTAAGATTTAATTTAACAATTGTTGATTTGACCTGATCATAACTGACACTCATGATTTGAGCTATTTCTTTTGCATTTTTTCTCGCTAAATTTAAATTAATAATTTGCTGCTCTTGCTCCTCGGTAAATTTGAAAAATATTTGCTTACCCCGTTCTTTTTTAGACTTATGAAAACCCTTACTCTTGACTATTTTTACTATCCAGCTAGGATCTGAGTCAAATTTATTAGCGATAACAGAAACTTTTTCTCCTTTTTCATATAATCGACAGATTTCTTCTTTTTCTCCTGAAGACAACATTTTTCTTTTTTTTCTCATATAAATATTATACACTAAAAAAGTTTTTACTGGCTAATGATATATTGAAATATTCAAACAATAAATTAATATCAGTCAAATGGATTCTACTAGAAAAAAAAGAGTGCTTTGTCATTCAAATTTTTGCAAGGCTTTTACAGGCTTCGGCAAGCATAAAAAAAATATCTTGCGCTATCTGTTTAATACGGGTAAGTATGAAGTCTTTGAGCTTGCCAATGGGCTAATGAGAAGCTGTCCAGAGGCAAGCAGCACTCCATGGACTACCTACGGCTCTTTGCCTGATGTTCAAAAGATGGCGGAAATTAATCAAGATCAACATCAGCAGCGTCAAGCTGCATATGGCGCTTTTGGCATAGACGATGTTATCAATACTGTGCGCCCTGATGTCTATATCGGTATCGAGGATATTTGGGCATTTGATGGTTTTTATGAAAAGCCTTGGTGGAATAAAGTGAATTCAATGATTTGGACTACGCTTGATAGCTTGCCTATTCTGCAATCAGCTATTGATGCCGCGCCGAAAATCAAACACTATTATGTATGGTCTTCTTTCGCGGAAAAAGCATTTCAAAAAATGGGCTACGATCATATCAAGACTCTACACGGAAGCTTAGACGTTAATCAATTCTATAGGATGGACGATCATAGACGCGCTGCATTGCGCCAGAAGTTCAATCTTTCCGATGAGTTTATCGTAGGCTTTGTGTTTAGAAATCAATTGAGAAAAAGCGTTCCCAATCTGCTGGAAGGTTTTAAAATTTTCAAACAGCAAGTTCCCAATGCCAAACTTCTGCTTCACACTCACTGGTCAGAGGGGTGGGATATTCCCACACTTCTACAAGAAAAAAATATTGATAGCAAAGATGTTCTAACTACTTATTTTTGTCATCAATGCAAAAGTTATTTTGTTTCTCCATTTGTCGGTCAAGATCGCGACTGTCCTTCGTGCGGCGGCAAAAAGACAGTAAGCACTACGAATATTAGCAACGGAGCCAGCGAAAGCCAATTGAATGAAATCTACAACCTCATGGATGTATATTGCCACCCATTCACAAGTGGTGGTCAAGAAATTCCAATTCAAGAAGCGAAACTGGCAGAGCTGATTACTCTCGTCACCAACTATTCATGTGGCGAAGAATACTGCACAGAAGAAAGCGGCGGCTTGCCTCTTAATTGGGCGGAATACCGAGAGCCAGGAACTCAATTTATTAAAGCTTCTACCGATCCTAATCATATCGCC